CCAATTCAAACATCTAAATTAATACCTTTAGTAGAAGTCCTTACCGAGTGATAAGAACTTTCTATATTTGGAATTGGACTCCCACTAAAAGTATTAATAAAATTATATCATATAAATCTTTTAACCCCCAAATGGGAGTTCTTTGTTTGGTTCTAAATAAGCTTTTTAGCTTCTTCTATCTTAGCTTCACTAAAAAGCCACCGTGTCTATCCAGAAGTTTAGGTCGCTTGACTGTCGAGCCAAAAAGTTAGATACGCTCAAATTTGAGCCGACCTTAAATATCCTCTTCTAAATACTTAAAGATATATCCATGAGTAGATTTTCTACCACCTGTGCATACAGCAGATATATGTGATTTAGATTTAATACCAAGTGCTTTACCTGCTTCTGTTACGCTATTATATTTTCCTACAAATTCTCCATCTTTAGTATATGCTACTATTTTTTTTAATCTTTTATCCTCTTTTACTCTCTTGTAAGTATTCTTATACTTTTCTGCTTTTACTGTTTCAGCTATTTTAGAGTATAATTCTTTATCTTCTATATAGTCTTGAACCTTGTGTGGTAGCTTATTCTTGATTATATAGGAGTTTCTTGCTTCTACAGCTTCTTTAACAGTGTTAAAAGTACCTATTGATTTTTCTTTATTATCTACGACTATTCTTGCAGTATATTTTATAATACCTGTATGATATTTGCGAGGTTTTATACCTGTGTAACCTGATGTATTGGTTCTTCTTTTTCTTTGATTAGTACCTTGTATTTGAGCTGTAGTCCATCTACAATTATCAGGAAAATAACCTTTATTATTATCTATTCTATCTATTGATATAGTATTTCTACCATTTTTGTTTGGCTTATACTCATATCCATTCATTATAGCCCAAGCATAAAATGCTTCAAATGAATTAATCCATTCTTTGCATACTATTATGCCTCTTGCACCATATTTATGATAATCATGATTATTTTTATTGTAACAATTACCAAGCATTCTATAGTAAATTTTACGAAGTCTTTGTTTGTTTGTTTTATTGTTCATGTAGAACTCCTTGTGTGGTTTAATTACACAAGAAGTATATAGTAGTTTAGCTTAGTGGTAGCTTATTATTGTGACCTGTATGGCTAGAATGACTACATTTCTGCTACTGACCATATCACTGCAATCCTCTCTGGACGACTGAAAAGGCTGCCATAGTACCACTCGGCTACCGTCCAGCCCACTTTTCCATAGGGGTCTTGTCTATCTCTTGATTGAAGAGATTGAGGTCTCTTATCTGAATAGAGGAATTTTTTACCACCTGTACCAGATTTAAATGAAATAGTAGTAAATGAATCTCCACCTACAACAAGTAATGGGAAAGCATCATATCTGTCTTCTCCAGTTATATTTGTACTATGTCTATATCCAGCATTTGCAGCTGTAGCTAAAGCACCAGCAGCAGCATGATAAGTCATATATTTACCTACATTAATAATTCTAAAATTACCTACTCTACCCCATTCACCATTAGCCATACCACCTGCATCTGCATATCTCTCTATTGGCTCAAAAGCTTTTTCATTAAAATAATCAGTAATTTTTTCCATTGTTTTTTTCATTGGAGTACCAATATACATATATCTAGCATTTGGAATAGTTACTGTATCAATTAATCTTGAACCCTTAACAATAGTTGTATTATCAGGTACATCAAGGTCATCTAATTTATCAGATAAGCTTCTAAGCCCATCATATGTCACAGTAGAAATAACTCCACCACCTTCACCTGTTAGTTGGTTTAATGCTGTTGCATCACCACCAAACATAACAGTTCCAGCATTATTAATTAAATCTATCTGTAAAGTATCTTCATATATTTGTGCTACAGCTTTATATGTTTCTCTTGTATTCCATTGAATTAAATCTGACTCAGAATCAAATTGTTCTGCATCTTTTGTGTATTCCCAAAAAAAACCAAAGTTTTCAAAAGTACCTTCAACTTGTAATCTTGTGAAACTTACTCTGTTTACTCTACCACCCATTTCACCTACTCTTGGTAATAATGAAGTGATAGTACCAATATCTCTACTAGAACCATATAGATTTTGAGTTACAGTATTGTCTGTTGCATAATCAACACCAGCAGAGTTAATACCCTCTTCACCAACGTTTCTATCATCTAATAATGGTACATGTATAGTTTGAATAATTTTCTTTCCATAATTTTTAGGCATCTCAGTTGTGCTTGATAACTGTGAAAAGTAATCATATCCTACTCTATCTTCAATAGCTTTTCTAAGCCAATACTCTGTTAATGGTTGTGTTCCAATATCTGATGGATTACCCCCTAGAGGGTTATTATATGCTAAAGCCATAATTTATCTCCTATTTTGGTAAATTTTTTAAATGTTCATTATAAAACTTATCTGCTTCCTCTATAGACATATTGAAAAAATCTATATTGCTGAAGTCAGGAGTCTGTTTTATTCGCTTGTTGGTAACTCTCTTTCTAGTAGGAGTACTACTTATCCTATTAGCTACACTCTCTCTTTTTTTATTATTTATATTTTTTTGTTGTTGCTCTATAACGGTCTTATAAGATTCTATATATAAATCTATAGTTGGTCTCGTATTTCTTTCAAAAAGTTTTTTACTTTGAACTACGCCCATTACTTTGTTATAGATACCACTTTTTATATCGTTTCTTAATGCTTCTAATAGTCTAGGATTCTCTGATATTATTTCAGAACTTTTATCATTCATAAAGTCCTTTGATATTTCTTGAATAACAATATCATAATCTCCATTTTCTTTTAAATCCTGAATAATCTGATTAAATTCTACTTCTTTTTCTGATGGGATATGTTGCTTAGGTTTGTATTCAGTTTCTTCTTCATCATCTATTTCACTAAGGTCTAAATTAGATTGCTTAATAAATGATTTTAGAGCTTCTTTATCACCTTTAGCTATATCTATCAGCTGGTTCAGTTTTTCTTGATTATCAAGCAACTCTGCTTCTTTCAACGCCTGAACCACACCTAAAGCAGGTTTAATCTCTTGCATTTTCTTATTGTAGTTAGCTCCCATTTGAATTAATTGTATTGCTTTTTCAGGAGTATCTACATATATTTCATGTCCATTAGCTTTTATAGGTATTATACCTATAGAATCAAATGTTAATTTATCTTGATTATTTTCTTCTTTTTGATTATCATTGGATAAATCTTCTTCATCTGTATTAGCTTCTTCAGGCTCTATATTTTGTTCTTCTCCCTGTTCAGGTGTATTATCTTTAACTTGTTGAGTTTCTTCTTTATTTTGGCTTGTAGAGGCTTCTAAATAAGCGTCTAAATCAAATTTTTCAAACTCTTCTGCACTCATATTATCAAAATCAATATCGTTAAAATTAGTTGCTTGTGCATTGCTATTTTCTTCCATATTACTTACCTTTCATTCTATTTGATAACTCTTCTTTGAGTTCATCTATTTTTTCAATAGCTCTTAAACCTTCACCTTCAAGTTGTCTCAACCAAACTTGAACCAAACCAGAAGCATTTATTATAGAATCAAATCTTTTTAAATGCTGTTCTGCTTGTTCACTCATTGTAATAGATGGGTCATTTTTTAATCTAGCACATCTTAAAGGATATTCCTTAAAGAACTCTTCTTCAAATAACATTTTGAAATCTTGGTTCTCTTTTAATCTTTTAAGAGCTTCTGCTTTTTCAATATGCTTTCCATCTTCAAGTTCCTTGATTGAAGCTCTAATAATATCTGCATCTACTTTTGCTAATTTATTCTTATTATCTTTCATTTTCTATTCCTTTTTTTATTATCTTATCTTAATTTAACTTTAATTTACTTTTTACATCAAAACAAGGACATGTTTTCTTAACTCTTGGATAATCTCTATGTCCTTTTATATTTCTATTTTTTATATTATATTCTGCTTTTAGTTCTTTCAATAATCTATTTAAAGATTCAAATTGCTTTTTAGTAAAATCACTCTTTTTAGAACCAATTAAGCATATAGCAATCATACCAGAGTTATATCCTTTAACAGCTGCTGGTATCTTGTTCAAAGGTCTTCCAACTTCTATAGAACCATCAAGACAAGATAGTTGTTTCCCATTGTTTATTACAAAATGATAACCTATAGCTCTCCATCTCTTAACTTGTCTATGATACTTATCTATAGATATAGCATTACCTGTAGAAGTTGCAGAGCAATGTATTGATATTCTCCATATTTTACGCATTAAAAAGTCCTTTAAATAAACCTATTGTAGCTCCAAATTGCAAAGCTACACCTATTCTTACAAGTATAAATACTATTTTGTAAAGATTATCTATATCTCAACCACCCAAATAGTCTTACAGCTAAAAATACTAAAAAGCCATGAATAATATTACTTTTCCTTGTTATACACCTATATAAAAGTTTATCTGCTTTATAACGAGTTAATCTTTTATTAGCATATCTTCTATCATGTCTAGCACAACAATCACTCCAATTAGAACCACAACAACTGTCTATATAACAAGAACAGTTGGTTCTGTAGTTGCAAAAATTGTTTAACCACTTAAGCATTGTATTCTTTTATATTCAAAAGTTCTATACTTCCAAATGTATCAAAAGGCTTACTTTGGATATCTATGTCATATCCTGCATTTTGAAACACCTCTATTGACACCATCATATCTCTTTCTAAATATATTATTTTATCTATACTCAAACTAGGGAATATATTCTCATCATATTGACTTGTGCTAACTTGTGCAATGACATCTAGGTGTGGTTCTATCAATCTTAAAGAAAATGTATTTCTTAAATCTCCAAGCTTATCTATTTTGATTGTTAATTTTATATTATAATATCCATTCTCCTTTACAGTAAATACTCCATGATGAACCCAATCCCTATTTGTATTATATACTTCTTCGAATGTTTCAATTAAAGTCCATCGTTCGTTTACTGCTTTAAAACTATCTACCATCTCTAGAATTGTTATTTCGTTCGAACTGTTATTACCTATATTAAAATCTTTTAAAATTTTATCTGGTTGTGTAGTTACTTTATACAAAAATTTAATTCTACCTTTAATTTGTGGATTGGTATGATACATAAAAACAGTTGAAGATATAACTATTTGTTCTCCATATTTTAATTTTATATCGTATTCATCTTGTGTATTATTATCACTAATATATAGAGTTCCAATATATGGATTATTATTTTCCAAAATAGCAACTTTAGTCCCATCTAATTGCAATTCTACCTTTTGCCCTGCTTTATTTAATAATATACTATTTATTTGCACTTTTTGCTCCTGTGTCTGATTTTTCTATTTTTTGCTTAAATTCTAAATCTTTTAAGTCTTTATCAGAAGTAGCTTGTTTAGCTAATGCTATATAATAGTCAGTCATAGCTTTCTCTCGCTCTATCTTTGCTTCTTTTTCCTTAACTTCTAACTGTTGTAATATATCTGGTTGTGGTTCAAATTCTATTATATCTTTAGCCATAGTTTCGCTACCTTCTAGTCTGCTAATTTGAGCTTGGTATATTCTTCTTTCTTCAGCGTCCATATTATTTCCAACTGTTTGCAATAAGAAAGCTAATCTATCTGCTTTAGATAATCTAACTTGTGGTGTTGATATATCTATATTCATTCCAAAGAAAGGTTGATATTGGTTTCTAGGTATTAAAACCTTATCAGTACCTGTTTTAAGCATTATCTCCTCATCTGAAAGTAATTCAATATCTAATCTAGCTGTTTTTATAGCCAATTCTATTATTCCATTAGCCATAATTCTAAGTATTGATGCTTCTCTTTTAGAAATAGCATCTACAGCACTTCTAACACCTGTAGCTGTAGAACCCATACTATCGCCTGATATACCATTTGTGTTAAAAGCTTTTATACCTGTAAGGCTTTCAGCTTCTTGGTTAAAGAAGTTAATAAAATATGGCACTGTTTGAGGTATGTCATCGAAAGTTGTTGTAAATACAGCTGTTGCTGGGTCATGTTCTGCATTAATTTCACAGTGTTCACCAACCTGTAATAACTCTTTGTTTATTCTATCAAATGCACCTTTCCTGGTTATCTTTTGTCCTATAGCTTTTTGAGCGAATAAATCTATGCTACCTCTAAGAATAGCTGAAATAATATCTTGATTGTCTTTTATTAATTCTGCTGGACTATCTCCATATACACTATCTGTATTAATTAAACACTGAACCAACACGAATGGAAGCTCTTGAAGCGGATAAGGATTTTCTTCCATTCTAATTATAGTATTATTAACCCAAGATATAATTACAGGTTCTGATATACCATCTCCATTTATATCATAATAACACCAATATTCGTTCACAATTAGTGTTTTATTAGGAATGTGACTAATACCATTACTTGCTAAAGTTTCAAGGCTAGAAATACGATTATAGTCTTCTGGGATAGTTTCTAAATCACCAATAGTTAGCTTATTTAAATTTGAATATCTACCATCTTGTTTCAACTCTGATAATGTACTCTCAAATCTATGTAGAACATATTTAGCTTTAGATATATCTCCTTTACAATTAGGGTCTATAACTACATTTTCAATATCACAAAATTCATATATTGGTTGGTTCTTGAGTATAAATTCTTGCAAAACAGTCATAGTTCCATCACCATTATTTTCTGTGATTACTTCTATTATGTTGTTTGTATCTTCATAATCATCAATAGGTATAACTGTCTCTCTTTTTTTAGTTAATCTATCCCAACTAAGTTTTATTATACAAGTACCATCATCAACAGTTTTTCTTATTAAAGTATTTATAAAATTAACTATGTTATTCTCTTTTGTGAATTGATAATTTAATAAATCTTGTAATTGAAACAAAGCACTTCTATTCATAGGCATACTATCGGACAAGAGAAATAACTTGTCATCTGACAAAAAAGCACTCTCTAAATTAGGATATTGCCATGTAGCTTGTTTTTTGACAAGTCTATAGACAAAATTAGATTTAGATTTACTTACTTCGAAATTAATCTCTCCATCTCTATAACTATGCCATTCTTGAATCTTAGTCAATTGATATGATAATTCCTTTTCTCCATCTTTAGCTTCATCTTTTAGCACATCTATAGGAGGTATATTCTTCCAATTAACAGTCAAATTTGGAGAACCACTATAAGCTTTATCTATCTTATAGCTAGTTTCTTTGTTTTCTATATTATAGGTTTCTTCTATTTTCATTGGTTCTCCTTATAAAGCATATAATCTTTCTACTTCTGACTGTGTTAATTCTTTGTCAAAATATCTAACTTCATCAATATCTACTTTTATATTAGCATAAGTATTACTATTGTTACTATTTGTTGTTCCACCAAATGTAGTATGATATTGTGAATATGTTATATTATTAGCAGTATTTGTACTTGATTGCAATACTTTATCAACATATAAACGCATTATACCACTACTGCTTCTAGTAGCTACTATATGATACCATTGATTTATTGTATAAGTATTATCTGAATCAATATACTTATATGTTCCTCCCCAAGTACCCTCTGTATATCTAAATTTTTGACCAGCTTGTGATATATATGAATAATTATCACCATTATTTGCAAATCTACCTTGTATAGAATAAGCATAATTATTTGTAGTATCTAAAGGTCTAATATGCATTGATACACTAAATTCTGTTCTACTATTTTGTCCATGTAAAAAGTCATCTAATTCTACTACTGAATCTACACCATCAAAATGAATACATTGAGAATTTAATACTCCATCTACTAAATATGTTACACTTGTAGCTATACCGTCATGACCATTATTTCCTTCGTCTAAAACATTCCCATTAAATCTATACCAAGCGATGCAACTTCCATCTCCGAATATGTCAAATGTTTCTAATCCACTAGATATTTTCAATTCTTCATCATCTGATATTAGAGCAGACCATAATCTTAAATTTTGTATTTTCCCATCTATTGGATTATTCTCACTCAAAGCTATTCTATCTCCACCTGTAATTAATCCAGCATGTCCGTTAGTATTAGCTGTTGTAGTTACTTCTTCTCCATTAACTATTACTTTATATATATTGGCATTTAAGAATCTAAAAAATATTTTATTACATTCACCTGCAGTTAATGTATCTGTTATGTAAGTACTATTACTTCCATTCATAATAAGCAAGGTTTCATTTGTTGCATTAGCATCACTTGAGCCACAATATACACCTAAATTAGAACCAAATGAGACAATCTCTTGCTTAGCAGTAGCATTTGTAATATCATTATTTGGTATATATTCAAAATATATTGCATATATATCAGGTGTAGTAAGTAATGTCTTAAGATAATTTCCAGATACATTATTAAAATTAGCTGCTCTATCAGTAAATGGAACAGAACCTGTTATTGTCAAATTATGTTGTGTAAACCAATTATCTTTAGCATCTTTATAAAATGGATAAACTCCAACTACATCATGGTCAACTATTAATGGGTGATTATATAAATCTCTTTTATGTAGATTATTTATATCATCACTGCTTAATACTTTATTAAATATTCTAAATTGTGAATATCTACCAACCATACCTTTAGTTCTATTTGTAACATGATTACCTATAGTGATATTAGGTGTATTTGCAGTAAATGTAGTAGTGAGTTGATACCTTTGAACACCATCAAGATATAGCGTTATGACTCCATTATTAGCTGTTAATATAATATTATACCATCTATTTGTAACTATATCAGTTGCATAGCTATTATCAAATTCAGTAGTATTACCTTTTACCTCAAATACAACTCTGTTTGAAGTAGTATTTCCTAAACTTACCATAATATACTCTGTTGTATTATCTCCAATAGATAATACATATTGATTCACCATATTACTGTTTTCTTTTTTACACCAAAGACTCATAGACCATGTTGAAGCAATATCTACTACTGATATTCCATCTACATAGTCTGTAGTCTGGTTCTGAACTAAGCAACTACCTTTTAAGTTGTCTTGACTCCATTCAGAACCTGTACCTACTAAATCATTGTCTGCTTTAAAATCAGTACCTGTACCTGTTAATGGTGAATATTGTATTATCCCATTTGGTATTTTCCCTTGATTTGAATTTAAAATTCTATTACATGCTGTTAAAAATGCTCCAAACATTAATACATTCTCCCTATTCTTATAGTTGTAGAGTTTTCTATAAAATAACCAAAAGTTTCATCTCCTGTTAAATCTGTTGGAACTACATCTTTAAATACAAATTCACTACTCCAACCTGTGATATTTTCAGAACTTTTGATTATTAAAACACCAGATTGTCCTGCTGTTAAATTTGTAGCAGTTACATTATTATTAGTTGCAGTCCATACAAAATTGTTCTCTAAAGAAAAATCTATTTCATTATTATGAGTTGATGGATAATCACTTATTCCTGTAGTTTGAACTCCTGCAAAGTTGTTTCCACCAGCTCTCATAGCATCTCCTGAACCAGCTGAAGTCCAACTTCTAACACCTGCAGTAGTACTACTTAAAATTAATCCATTAGATGCTGGATTTCCTAAAGCTGGTTCTTTTGTATTTACTTCACTTTTTATTTTAGTTAAGTATGTTTGGAATTGTGTCCTAACATACTGATATAGATTTATTACAGCCATTGGCTATCCTTTCTAGGCATTATTCCAATCATCTGTAGCTTCTTGCGATGTAATATTAGTTGTATTAGCTGCATCATCTGGTATCCATAGACTATTTGTATTATCCCATTTTAATATTTGGTCATTAGTTGGAGCATTTGTAGCTGTATCTACATCTGTTAAATCATTGATAGTAGAAGCTCCACCACTACCAGCAACTTGGTCATCAACATACTTTTTATTAGCCATTTGATAATCAGATGTTGGAGCTGAACTTGGAGTGATAGGAAAAGATGTAAAAGTTTTTACATCATCTATAGTCTCATTAGATGATACATGAACTACAAAACTATCATTTGCCTTATCATTTAAAGCTGTTTGTGTTGCATTTGAAATTGGTTTGTCTAAATCTGAAGTATTATCTACATTTCCTAAACCAACATCTGATTTAGAGTAATCACCTGCTTGTGGAGTAACAGCACCTGTTCTACCATTAAAAGAACTTACTCCGTTATTTGGAGTTGTTATAGCTCTCCATGAGGATACTTGACTTAAATCATCTCCAATAGCAATATAATCCTTTGATTCATCTGTTCTAGTACACCAATCACCTTTTTGCCCTGTTAAAGCTAACATAGCTGCTTGGTCTGCTACTTCACCCAAGAAATCTGAAATTGCTATATTTGGTACTTGTGCATTTGGTATCTTCCCATCTGCTCCTAATGAAGCATATCCATTTGCTGCTCCCTTTTCACTTGTACTCTGCTTACTATTTGTTACACTCTTAATTACAGGTAGGTAAGTTTGAAATTGTCCTCTTACATAAGCTTTTAAATCTATTACTGCCATTATTTTTTCCTTTTATGCGTTATTCCAATCAGAGTTAGCCTCTGAAGTATCTATATTATTATTTGCTACTGTTATTGCTTCCCATGCAGGAGACATATTAGCACCTTTAGATGTTAAAACCTCACCATCTGAACCAATCGAAGAAGATGTAGTAGAGCCTATATACAAGCCATTATCAGCTATTATATAAGCGTTACCATTAACATCTACTCTAATTCTACCATAATTATTTGAATTGTCATTTGCCTCAATATCTACGAAACTATCATTTAATCTAAATCTTGAATTTACATCTTCTATAGCAAAATAGTGCGAGTTTGTAGTTATTGTTCTGTCATTAGTTAAAACTCCATCTGTATTATACATATTACTTGAAGTCGGTAAAACTTCCCATGTATAAACCCCAGCTGTAGCACTAGCCATTAATACTTTACCACTGTTTGTAGTTCCATTAGCTGGAACATGTAGATTCCCATCTCCTACTGGGTGGCTATAATTGTTAGCATTTGGTTCTATTCCATCTAATTTACTTTTATCAGAACCAGACATTAAACCAGCTTCAGCTGTAGTAGCTTTTGGAAGTACTACATCATTTCCGTTACTACTTACAACTGTAAAATTATCACTTGTTACATTCGCTAAAGATAAATCTGTTCTTGCGTTAACTGTAACAGGTACAAATTCAGTACCATTCCATGCTAATAATTGACCATTTGTAGGTGGATTTGTGACCATATCTACATCTGACAAGCTATTAATTCCTTTAGGTTTCAATGTTACCAATCCTGTAGCATCTACATCAAAGTCTGTAGAATTATACATAGAACCACCCAGAACTATATCCGTAGCTATTGGTAGAGTGTAATTATTAGCATTATCCTCTATCCCACTCAATTTAGTCTTTTCTGTTGTAGTATAATCTTCTGTAGATAGTCCTTTACCAGATACTTTTTCTACTTTATTCTCATTAAGAACTCTACCCATATTAGCTGAAAGAGCATCGGTTGTAGCATTGGAAGTTAAACTATCTTCTATATTGATAGTTACAGGTACTATTCCACCTGTAAAATTTTGTCCTCCTGTACTTGTTTCACTGTAAGTTATAGTTACAGTGCCTTTATAACTAGCATTTCTATGATATATATAGAAATCTCCACCTGTTAATATCACTTTTTCACCATATTTAAGCTCATAATCTGTATCAATATCTTTTTGATATAGTCCTAAAGATTTATCAGTATCACTAATAAATAAAGAGCCAAGATTTCTTATTGTATTCTTTATAAAAGCGTTCTTATTGCTAGGAACACCTAAATGAGTTTTTATACCTGCTCTATTAATCAAATTTATTGTCTTAATCATATTACTTTACCTACCATTCTAGTTGTGTTATTCATACCATTATTTAGCGTTACAGTACATTCTATACACATTAAAGTACCTGTTTCCAAATTATCTGATATACTAATATTAACATATTTCCCAACTATATCTCCACTAGTTGCTATAATATTATTATTTAATAAATTTGTAACTTTTGCATCAATAGCTGATATTATATTAACATTTGTATTGTTTAATATTGTTATTAATAATTTAATCTTGTTGACTCCTCTATTTAACATGATAATTGGATAATTATTTATATTTTCAATTATATACCCCTCAGTAGAAAAGAAAAATAATGGAGAAGCTTTCTCGTATATATTTACAACATCATTATCTTTTATAAAAGCATGAGAACCTGTAGCATCTTCATTAATAAGTGAAGTTCCATTTTCTATTACTTGCAATATTGATGAATTTCCATTTTTTAAATCCAATGACATTTTAAATTTAGACCCAATATTCTCTATAAGTTGGTCATATACATCACCTGTAGTAGTATAGGCACTACCTCTACTTGTTTTAACTGTTAATTCAGAACCATTATTTGTTATCACTTCATAAGTGCCTGTTGGTTCTATGTATTTTTCATATACCAGAAATGCTGTGTCTGCAACTTCAAAATCTAAATTATTTTTATTTGTTAATTTCAGAGTAACATATATTATATATACGTTTAATGTATTATCTCTAATAAATACTTCAATATTGTTAATATTAAAATTATCTGAACCATTTACTGTTTCTGCAAAGATGATATTACCGAAAGCATTCTTCATCTCTATATATTTACTCACTGTATAGTGTTCATGATTCAAAGGAATATTAAGATTATTTTTTGGATTTATTGTAATATGGTCAACCCAATCATTAAAAATAATAGAATATTCTTCTATGTCATATACTACTGTATGCTTGGTATCAATCTCATATGTTAAAGTGTTTTTAGCAGTAATATTTGCTGAATAAGTATATGGCAAATCTATAGGATTTGCTTCAACTATAATATCTTGCGTCATCAATAACTCTGTTCCACTGTTAAAAAATTTAACAGTATATCTTCTAGTTTCATTCAAATATTCTATAAACTCAATAACTGCTGTATTCATAGGATAAGTAGTTATAATATTGTTATTTGCATCTATTTTTATAATTTGATAATCTGTATAAGTAAATTCAATATTATCTCTTATTTTTACCTCATATTCTACTTCAGTCCAGCGAACTTCATTTAATCCATTTTGATTAACTTCTAACTCATTTCCTTGATTATGTATATGTCCATCATAGACTTCCCTTGTAATCTCTAAACCACAGGTAGCATAATAATAAGTACTTGAATTTATATGGTCAATTATATTTGTAGCATAAAATAGTACTTCTGGTGCATCTGGAAAACCATTATCTATGTATGTAGCCCCTTCATCTATATATTCTTCCCCATTTTCTGTAAAAACTGTAGCAGCTCCTACTAGTGTTAATACTGGGTCTATACCTATTGTATATGGATTCGTATATATAGGTTCAGTCCATTCTGATACGAATGAACTTTCTGCAAAATTCGCATCTGGTACTACTTTTACCTCTATTGAGCCATAAGTTATATCTATATCACTTAATATATTTTTTACTTCTCTGACTCTCATATCTAATATATATTCATCTTTTGTATTTATATACTTTTGTTTAAAATTTGATATATATAGAGTGTCATTTTTATCAATTAAAGCATACCTATATTTTACTGTAAAACCCTCATATATCCCATTGTACATATGTACATTCAACATAGCTCCATCTACAGTACAAGCTTTTTTAATTCTTATTATAGACGTTACTTTTTGTGTTGTATCTGGGTCTGAAACTTCATCTTCTCCATCAAAATTATCTTGATTTGTTGCCCAATTTTCTCCATTATTGTTATTATCACTATGTTCTCCATTATATGGTCTTGGCTCATTATATCCACCATGTGTTCCACTACAATAATAACTATTTCCTAGTCTATCACACCCAAAAACTATTCCATTGTTCGTTTTGTTTACCCAACTAACACCTGCTTCTCTATAGTTATCATATTCATTGCTACTTTCATTACTTTTAACCATTGAAATCAATATTGGATTAAAGTCAACTTCTAATAATGCATTATTGCAAGTATCTTCTGTATAGCAATTTTCTATTAAATAACTATTATATTCGATAATTATAGAACCACCTGTATTGTTTGCTATGAATACCATTGAATATTTAGAATAATTACTTGGTTCGTCTTGTATCTCAGTTATTGGTTTCCAATCTGTAAAATCACCATTATAGATACCAGAGTATGAATAGTATATATTATTTGTAGAAGCTGGGATAGTTATACTTTTATATTCTTTAATAACTCTTATTTCCTTGTCTGGTATCGTTATAGTTTGTAAAGCCATTCTCTATCCTTATTCATTACAATCAATATAAGAAAGATTGTAAGTTATATCAAATTTAAAATCATCATCATAGTTAAGAGGTATTAGTGTTAATCCATAATTATAAAAATATATAATTTCATTTTCAAAAGCAAATAAAAAGCCATCTGGTATTGTATTTGTTTTAATCCACAAATTTATGTCATTCTCATCTCTTAATATCCCATGTAAACTATAATATAATGAATCATAAGCATCTAGATTTAAGAATTTTGTTCGATTCTGACAAGTTATCTTAATTTTACTTTTTGAATCTATATCTATTGTTTGAATACTCATCACACAAACCCTTTATCTCTTATACTAGGCTCTACTTTCAATATTAAATTATCTTTAATAGTATTGTGTGACATTCTCTTAAGTGTCTCTATTTCTCTAAGATACTCATTTAAATGCCACTCTGCTGTATCCATATCTTTCCAACCTAAAAGTGTATAAGTTGAATAAGCAGAGTATGCTAAAATAGCTGTTAAATACTGATTTTCTATCTCTGTTGTTAACTCTATATTATCAATATCTATAGTTCTTAACTGAACCAAATAGAAGGAAGTTACTCTTTTATAGTCTTTTATATGTAATTCTAACTCTGTTAAACTATTCTGTTTTAGATATAACTCTTTATCTCTCATATCATTTAATAAGATATACTTTGTCTTATTTGTATCATAAGTTATTTCTGCTTTTAATGTATTTATTAGATTTTTAACTGTTATAAATGTAGTTTCTACATTTATAGATATACTTTGACTCATAATATTTAATTCTAAATCAAGATATATTTTATTCAATGAAATTTCTAGTAATGACATTAATTCATGGTCTGTAATATCCGTCATTAACGTTCTAGTTCCTAATTTAATATAATCTATTATTCTTGACACCAACATGTATTTCTCCTTATATAATGTAAGAGTTTTTATATCTTTTGATATTATCTAAATTATTATTAAGTTCATATATTTGTGTTCTTTTAGAATTTTGAACCACCAAATCAATCTCCTCTTGTGTATCTCCTAAAATTGTTTCATAATAAGGTCTAGTTAAATTAATAAATTGAATTTGAGAAACACAATCCAAAACATCATCAAACTCAGAAGTAAAGCCCTTCTTACTTACTCCGTTTATCTCTTCTCTTAATTCTTCTTCCCATACATAACCTTTATTCTCTTTGGCTCTATAAAACTTACCAGCTTGAATTTTAGGTACTACAACCATAAAGCGAACTAACTTATTTATAGTAGATGGAACTTCTTTTATTTTGAAGAAAATATCTCTTTGTATCATTTCCCTTTCTAGCCAAGAAATAAATCCACCTTGTTGTCCAGATGTTTCAATACCTACTTCTAAAGGTCTATATCTTTCTACAAATTCAAACAGTTGGTCTATATTGTCTGTCATAAGATTGTGTCCACACATACCATCTACTATATATAGGTTATGGTTATCATCGTAAGCCCATATAAGTATAGATGATAGGTCACCTTGCTCATTGTCTTTTGTAGCAAAATCAGTTGTAATATAGAAGTTATAAGCTACTTTATTAGCCATCAAATCAGTTAAATTATATTCTACAAAATCTTTATCATAATTCAATATCCTAAGTTTATCATTATCTACTTGGAGCATCATCTCTTGCATAAACCCCTCAATAGTCAATCCACCTTCTTCTTCTAATCCCTCCTCTTCTTTTTCATTCTCCATTAATTCACTATTTTTTTCAGCACTATTATACATGTTTTTTATTGCTTCATAAGGAAATCTATCTTCCCATGCTCCTCTAAACTCTTCTGGTTCACATGGAAACTTCTCACATATTGGTAAAACCAGATTTGAAAAGTTACCAGATTTTACAGCTTGGCTTACTATACACCTATCATGAAAAGGTGTACCAATCAAAATCATTTTTCTTCTTGTAGGGTGTAGAGCAAAATCTATAGCCTTAAATACAGTGTTCCTGATATTCCTAAGTTTGGCAGGAGATACAGCATTCTTATCATTTAATACATCATCAATAATAGCAACTGATGGTCTTTCATTCTGTTCTCTAGCACCTCTAATCCCTGTATTATGTGTTCTAAAATAATCATTTGTTATGTATTGTCTTTCACTATTATCAACAGCTATACATTGCGTAGGAACTGTATCTATTGATTCTATAGATATTATTGGCTGGAAAACTCTTTTATTCATTTTTTGTCTATTTGCTTTTCTTCTTAATCTAAACATTGGCATATTTAGTTTAATAAAATTTTTTTTACATTTTGTTTTTGTTATAGATATTTTAGCAGTACCACCCAATGACAATACCAATGATTTTACATCTTCCAATAATTGCAATGAATTACTAGAATAGCTTGATACATTTTTTGTATCAATAGTACCATTGGTATCCATTAATCCTTGTAATAAAGATAATCTCTGTTCTATTGAACCACATAAATATATAGATGGTATATACTTATTGTTACCTACTGTGTATAAATTTAAATCTTTTATTTTATTTGTTAATCCTTTTATTGTAAAAGAACAAGTATTTTGTCTTTGTATTTGTATTTTACTAATATTATATGGAATATTTTTTATATATGTTTCTAAATCATTCTTATGACAAGTTAAAACTGACCTTTTCATTTGACCATCACCAATCAGTAATCCAAGAGTATATGGGTCTATTGGTAATTCTTTTTTTGTATATTCTAATGGTTCACAATTTTTAATAAAAAATCTATTTGCACCACTTGTTAATTTTAAGTTACATTGTAATAACTCTTTTGTTGTTATATTTTTAGGAATATACTCTATTCTATCAGGGTTATATTTTCTGACTGCTTCATATATGGCATTTATATGGTCTTCAGTAACATCAATATATCTACCATCTAATAATTTAATTCTATACATTGATTTATTAAATATTTTACTTTTTTGAATTACCGTAGTTAATTTACCATCAGCACCAAATATTTTATCTCCTACTTCTACCTCTTTCATTGTGATTGTTCCATTATCAGTATATAGCTTATTGGTTAATGGTATAGCTTCAGCCCCATAACATCGAACCACTAGAGACTCACCATCTAAATTTGTTAAAACCCATCTTGTATCATTGAATTTACACTCTGGTATATATTTTTTTAAAAATTCACTATTTTCATAAGTAAATCTCATTGCTTCTGTCATTGTTCTAACACCATTTTCAATAGTATCACTTACATATATCATAAATTTTATTTTTCCTACAGTCGGAAGTTTGCCCATTATTGCAGTATAAAAAAATAAGTTCTGAACGAAAGTTGATTTTGCCATACCTCTAGCAGCAACTATACAACTATATGCTTTTACATATAGCTCATCAAACATCATATAGTGTGCTACAGGAGTTTTATTTTCTAGGCTATCACCATATATCTGTTTTACTATTTCTATGTATTCTATGGCTTCTGTTGATGGTATATAATGTTTATAACTATCTCCATAATCAATCTCTTTTGCTAATAGTGATAATTTTTTTCTTTTAGCCATTTTTGCTCTCTATCAATTCTGCATCTATAGTCTCTATAGTTTCTCCAAGTTCAATCCTTTTTACTTGAGCCTTTGATATTTTCCCTAATATACTCTTTAATTCACCTATAGCTGATTTAGACTCTTTACCGATATTGTGAACCACCTCTTCCTTAATAAGAAGTTCTTTTGGAGGTTGTAAATATTCCAATATTATCTTACTACTCTCCATTTTTATTCTATCATTATTTGAGTTTCTTCTTAATTCATCTAGAGTATATATAGCTTGTTCTGCTAGTTCTATATTATTAACATATAACGGTACATAGCTTCTTTTCAATATATTTGTTACAAGTTTACCTCTATCATAGCTTCTTACTTTTTTCTTTATTTCCCTATGTATTGTTTTATCTGACTCACCTCTTTTTCGGTATTTATTATATATTAAATTGTATTCCTCTGGAAATGTACTTCTCCATGCATTTATAATATCCATACCCATAAGTAAAAAACTTGTATATTTACAAGCATTTATATATTGGGATACAGAGTATTTACTTCTAGAACCACCGATAAGTATATCCTGATGAGTAATAAAAGATTCAACTAGATTCTTTTTTATTCTTTCATCACTCTTTATAATTGGTTCTAAATCTATTTCATCTCTAATTTCTGGAGCTATACTATCATATAAGTATTCTCGTATATCTTCATCTGAACCACCCAAACTGTCTAATTTATTCTGAATTTTTTCCTCTATATTTCTTTTCATCTTTTTCCTTTTAGTGCTTCATTTAATTGCTGTAGCACACCTGCTATTGTATTTGTAGCTTTTTCTAACCAAATTATATCTTTGGGATATATTGTCTTATCTTCTTCTATTTTTTTAATTATTTTCATGTAGTCACTTTTGCTTGTTCTCTTCTCTAATTCTGCTATCCTTTTTATAGCTCTTGTGCTTATATTATATTTAAAAGCTATCTCTCTATAAAAAGCTTTAGTCTCTTTCTTTTCCCTATATGCAGCTATTATTAAGCTTTGGTTTAACATTAATACTCCTTTTCTATTTATTATATCAAATTTTGGCATTTGTAACTTAATTGGAGGGGTCTATTTCTCCTTTTTTGTATTCTGTAGATGAGAGTTCTAAGCTTACATATAAGAGCTAAAAGCTAAAAGTTCTACTCAATTTTCTAAGCTCAAAAATCTAGCTTGGAAAATCTAAGCTTAAGAGGAAAATCTATTAGTTCTAAGCTTAATGAGTATGAATAAGTATGAATGAGTATTAGTATGAATGAGTATTAGTTCTAAGCTTACATAGTGGAGTAAAAATCCAATACTCCCCCCCCTGCTTTTATTGTAGGTGGTGAAGCTCATGTGAGCATTGGTATGCTGCCCTGAATCACTCGCTGGTTCTAAACCCTGACTTTGTCAGTGTGTTCTATGGTGTAGAGTCTCTGATTCTAATTTAACATTATAGAACCGAGTATTAGATAGGTTTTGTTTACCTCTCTATATACTTTCAAGGAGTCTGTTATGGCAACTACAAACAATAAAAACAACAAGAGTTTCTTCAAAAGTATTGGTTCTCTATTCGAAACTACAGCATCTGCTTCTGTTGACGCTGTAGAGATGGTAGAAAATTCAATTGGATTTGTTAAAAATGAGGTAGCACCGACTGTAGGTAAAGGGTTTCGTACCCTTAACAAAGTAGCTGGTTCTGCTTTTGACTCAATTGACAACTTAGTTGTTGAATGGGAAAGCTTTAACAAAGAAGAAGCAATCAAATCTAAAATTAAACACGAGAAAGCTGAAAGGCTTTATTCTTCTAGTGAGTACAAAGAGCTTGTTGAAAGACAGATTCTTCTTGAACTCAAAGAAGAGTTAGCCAACGAGTTTTCTGACGAAGAAGTTGAAAAACTTCTTAAAATTTTAGATAAGTAGTGGCTTAGAAGAGGTATTCGTACCTCTTCATTGTCTTGTCAAGCATATATACTTGTTATGTATGTTTGACTCTGCAACGAGTATAAAACATAGTCTATATATCTATCAGATATATTCTACGTGGATATATTCTATATGGATATATTCTATGTACTTTAGTTCGATAGAGCGATGCAAACCATCATTCAGTTCGATAGTGTTTTTAGTAGAACCACTTGGTTCTTACACTATTTTATAATTTTTAAAATCAGCTAAGATGTCTATTTGTAACTTTGTTTCTTTTTGTAACATATGTCTGCATCTCGTCTCATCTTATAACTTTGATGTATTCTGTATATCTTGTTTCCTTTTGTAACTTTGTTACACATTTACACATCTTATAATATTAGATTAAAACATTATTTAATATTATTTAATAATTTTTATGGTGTTATTTGAGTAGATTCGTAACATTTTATGAGACATTTTAGCTGATTTTAAATCAAATTCAATGGGCTGCAAAGCCCGAAATCTCGGTTTTTTGATTTAAAATCATATGCTGTTTCTTGACAATTAATCATAGATTAATTATAGCTTTTAAAGTCTATTTTGTCAAGTTTAACCCTATACAACAAGATTTGTTACCTTGTTGTATTTAACCTAAAAGGATATATTGTGCAAACATTTTATACACAACAACTAAACAACCTCAGACAAGCTATTATTAATGATGATTTCATGATTGTAGCTACAATCATGAATGATTTTAACAATTTCTTATCTTTATCTAAAGATGAAATTGAATATATTAAATCTTTAGGATTTTATGTGCCAGAAGCAGAACCGGAGTTTTGTTTTAATTATAAATTAGATTTAGTTAAATATTTATATAGTGAAAACTATGTAGATACTTTTTTAAATCCTTCTGCTTTTAAAGCTAAAGTTTCTAAAAGAACCAAATCTAAACCTAGATTTATTAGAAGAAGAACCGTCAAACTTAACAAAGTTCAAAAAGAGATATATTCAATTATTTCTAAAATTGAGTCTGAATTTAGTTATAGGTTACTTGATTTGCAAGTTAAAAAGTATATTATTCAACTTAAACCAGATGATTATAAGAGATTTTCTAAATTCATTTATAGAGTTATGTCTGGAATTGAAATTAAAGTTCCTAAACAGACTTTGATTGGTAAATTAAGATTTAAGCTTCCTAGATTACCATTGAAAGACATCAAAGACAGTCGCTTATATGAAGATGTTCTCGTTAAGGTTGCTTCTAACCTTATTCAAATACTTCTAAATAAAGAAGTATTTAAATCTGAACAGTCTCGTCATGTAAACAGACAAACAGGTGAGTTTTCTTCTGTAATTTGGGTATATAGACCTGATAATATTAAATTTAATATTGCTAATTCTGGTAAAAATAGCTATGTTGTTGACCCTCATAAAATTAGAATTAGAGGTACAACCAAATTAGTTTCTGTTAATTCGCCTATGAAGAAATTCATAGACAAATATACATCTCATATTAATGAGACTATCAGATTTAAGAGAAGACCAACGGAGCTAGTCGATATATATTTTGGGTTACTTTATTATAAAGAAAATGTAGCTAATCCGAAAGGAAAAGAGTCAATCTTTGATTTGAAAGACAGACTCTTAGGCTATAGAAAGAATTATGATGTTATTCAAAATATGTCTCTTGATATTATGGAGAATAAGATGTACTATTGTACTAGATGTAGAATGTATTCTACTATTACTCATAGTGGTTTTAGTTTACATGGTGACAAGTTCGAGTCATCAAACAGAGAGTGTGCTAAAGAGTACACTCTTGAACCAGATGATATAAGAAGAATGAAATCTCACTGTGTTCAACTTCTTAGTGATAAGAAGTTATCTCAACAACAAGCAGAGCCATTATATAAACCAGAGATGGCTAAACAACTTAGAGAACCACTTACAAAATTCTACAAGGATTTATTATTGTTTAGTAAATGGTTTAGAATCAATAACCCAGAGTTTAAAAGTGAATACAAATTTTCAATGACTATTGTCAGAGAGTATTGTCTTTATAATAAACTTGACCATAAAAATCTTATTCGTAAATATGGAAAACATGTTTATATGATGGAATTAAGTAAAGAGTTAAGTAAGAAAGTTGGTGATAAATCTCGTTTTCTATTAAAAGAGGATACCACTAATATGGGTATCCTACTTTCTAGTCTTGCCTTCAAATCTAAACCAATGGCTAGAGGAATAAATATTCTTAAAGGACAAGAAGATATAGCTGATACTCATCAGCTTAACCTTAACTTTATTAATAGTCATGGGTATAATTATACTAGAGATGATATAAAAAGTATCTTTAGTAATCCTCTTAATCATGGTGGAGGTATTAAAGCTTTATCTAAAAGATTAGGTATTGGACTTAGAAGTTTAAGAAATTTTATAATTGATAATTATGGAATTTCTTTTCTTAATTTCAATATTATAGCTTCATGGATTAAGAATAATTACCCAAATAATGGTGTTGTTACTTGGAAGTTATTTGATGATTTTGTGGTTAGAAGTGTAGCCTATTCAGAGAGTCAAAAGTTGTCTGTTTATGTTATTGATAAGCCAGAAATGGGTAGAGATGGAAAACTTTACCCACGATGGAAAACTGTGGAAATGATACAGGATATGCCTATATCTCGTATAGGTGTAGAATTTCTTAACACAGGAGATAAAAGCTTAAGAATTAATGGTGGCTATGCAAATGGTGACCATGCTTATGAAGCTTTTATTGTTAGAAAAGTCTTAAGATTTTTCTTTAGAACCAATAGACCTATCTTTACCACTCATGATGCTTTTGATATGCGTGGTAGAGATTTATTTATTCTTGAACGCTTACTTAGTAAGTATTTTAAGAAAGAAGTGGATAGACCAATAGGTTATTATGAAGATATGTGCAATCAAATTGCTAAACAGTTAGGTATTGAACCACCTGTGCTATATGAAGAAGAAGATAAATTATCTTCTAAAGATATAGCTGACATAGTTCGTTGTATCATACCATAATAGGACAGCTCAAAGCAAAGCTTTTTCGCTTTGCTTCGCTTATTATACTACACCATTGATATTATGGTGTATAAATATTAATATCAATTTATACTAAAGAGAGGAGTGTCAGTCTTACTATAGTCTGATGCTCCTCCTTTTTTTTAGCTTTCAATCCCATTTTTTTTAATTCTATATTCCATGTTTAGCTTTTTCAAGTTTCTCTTTTGTTGTAATTCGTTTAAGTTTACATATATCTTTGAAATCCACATTTATCAGTAACTTCCGAACCCCATGCGGGGTATCGGTGTTTTGTTGAATCAATGATTCGATAAAACAATTACTTTTTACTAAAAGGATAGAACATGACTAAAAAGCAATTAATGTCAGAGCTTACAAAACTAAATGTTGATTTCAAAAAAAGTTGGAGTAAAAAAAAGTTGGAGGAAGTATTCTTGTTTGTTGAACCGAATAATAGTGCTGTTGTAAAAACAACATTAGAGAATGGTTCAAAAAAAGATTATGCTTTGTTTGCAGATTTGAAAGTTAATCGTATGATAAATGAAGTTAAACGCTTGAATTTGCACAAGATGACTTCTACACAGCTTGAAGCATTAGCTATGGAACGAGCTAAGGCTGATTTAGAGCAAGGTTTATTTGAAAAGCATGAGCTTAATAAAAAAGCTTCTGGGAAGTTATGGTATTTAAACGAGTGCTTAGCAGTCTCTAAGAGTGTTGAGGAGGCTTGTGAGTACTACGAAGAAGAATATCAACTTTCTGATATGCCTAATAAAGCAGATAGAAGAAAATTAATTTCTTCCAAGGCTGAAAGTCTCTGGAAGTAATTTTAGAACCAACCACAAACATGTGGTTAGGTTAAAAGATATATATAACTAATCTACAGTATGTCTTTAAATAGACAGAACTTATCTTATTAGATGAGTATTATTTTTTAAAAGGATTTATTATGGATAGTGCAATTAGAAAAATTTATTTCTTTATTGAGAACTTTGTGCCTTACGAAAGTAAGGGTGAAATAGAATTAACAGACAATGGTTATAGAGTCAAGGTATTATTCTTTGATACTATATTATGTAAAGAGGTCAATGAATTTCTACATTTCACCAGAGATGGTGATTTAATCCAAAACTAGACATTCTTTGTCTAGTTAACTTAGTAAAATATGTATAAGAGTTTTTAGAGCTTTTATACATGTCTTTATAGGCAGTAGAAAAATTTTAAAAGGATATACAATGAAATTAATTTGGATTTGGTTTCAGGAATGGAATGGGCAAGGTAATTGTACTGGCTATGGTGGAGAAAGAGATTTCAAAACCAAAAAAGAATTACAAAAATGGCTAAACAACTATGTTCCTAATTTTGAAAATTGTACGCTTCATTAGGATTATATAGAAGAAAAAGATGAAGTTGATATAGAAATAACTAATGAAAATGTAGTTAATGCAACACAGAGAAGAAATAAAATAATAGGAGAATAAAATGACATATCTACACAATACAAAAAGCGAATGGGCTGATGGTGCTGCATTATTCGTAGCAGACCACGAACGAGCTGTTGACTTCAAAAATGGAGATTTTCTCTTAATCAGAGGCAATGCTGAGAAAGATTTTGAAGTAGAAGTCGAAGACGATAAAATCTATCTACATGAAATAAGTTTTAAAGAAGAATATTTAGAAGAGATTGAAGCAGAAGCAATCTCTCCTTGGAAGCAAAATTAAGAGTTTTTTACATCAACAGGTATAATCATATACCTAAGATGTAATTCATTGAAAATAGAGTACATTTTGAACCAGCAATAGACATATACACATACATTAAGGATAGAAAATGAGATACAAAATATTACCATTAACATTAGATGAGTTTAAAGAGAGATACAATGTTTTATGTGAAACAATAGCTTTTGCTTATGGGAGATACCTTTTAACAAACATAAATACACATCACTATAATGATGCAACTATCAAAGAGTGGTATAGAAATCAATTTTCATCACTCTTAACCAGCAACACACAATATTAAAAAAGGACAAAAGAATGAAAACTGTACAAAGAATATTAAAACAATTAGATTTTGCGAAAAAAGTTGAAGTAGAAGTATATAATAATAAAATAGTTACATACCATGAAATCTTCAACAATACTATTAAAACCTTGTGGACTAGACAAGGTAAGATGATTAGACAACAGAAAATCAAAAATAAGAGGTTTTTATATTCTAGGTAACCAATCATATACATAGACTATAATTCGTTTAAATACAGCTAAGCTAGATACCTTTATCAGCTTGGTTCTATTTTTATTGATAGAAAGGATATAAGATGAAAAAGATTATAGCGACAGTAGCTAAAGATATAAAAGGCAATATTACAATATTAAATATCAACGATAGAGCTGCTAAAGATTTTCTTAATCTATTTGATAATTTTGAAGATGGATTAAAACTTAAAAGCACTATTACAGAACCAAAGAAAATCAATCTTATTTTCAAACATGAAATAATGGATAATGATTTAGGTATTGAACATGATGAATGGTTAGAAGAAATTTAGTGCTAAATAGTATGTTAAAAATTATATAATAGGGGAAATGCTTCAAATATCTATTTTATGGGATTTGATTAGTTTTGAAATTATACATGAGAAGTAATTAGGGATTCTGAAATTACCTATAGTGTATAATTTCAGAGTGATATTTTGTTTATAAAGAGGTTTCAATAAATGAATAATAAAAATATAAAACAAATTTCCTTAGATGTTGGTAATATTTTTATTTGAAGTCGAAGCTTTGATGTTCCCAACTCTTCGGAACATATACATGTTCCCAAATTTCTCGGAACATGTTTAAAGCCCATAATATAGGCATTTGAAATCTTTTTTTAGATGTTCCCAACTATACTTGTTCCCAACTCTTCGGAACATGTTTTAAACTCCACAATATAGGCATTTGAATAACTTGTTCCCATGTTCCCTATATATTATAATATATAAATAATCTATTTGGGAACATCAAAATCAACTCACTTTTAGTATATATACGATATAATATATATACAATAAAATAATGAAAGGATTATTCATGAATTTACAAGGAAAGCGTAAAATAATTTATTTTACACCAGATGCACAAAAAGATTTGCAAAAAATTATGAAAATAGCTCCAAGAGAAGTAAATAACTCTATTGCTGTTAGATTAGGGTTAAAGCTATATTTAAAACAACTTCAGAACCAAAACAAAAAGAATATAAAATGAGGGATATATTAAAAAGTATATTACCAGAAGGTTATAATCAAGTAAAGGATTTAATTGGCATAGGAGAAACTAACTTTTTATGTGGTGGATTAAATATATTTTATGGAATGGACGGAAGTGGTAAGTCTTGGCAAATAGTGAAAGCACTAGGCTGTGAAAATAACAATGTCAGAAATACAGTGTATCTTGATACAGATGGTTCTAATGGTTTAAAATTTGTCAAACATTGCAATAAATATGGAATAGAGTATATAAGTAGTGATGCTATTCATAATTATCCTGATGGAGAAGATATTTTCTTTAAAGTATTATTCTTAATTAGAGCTATCACCACAAGCTACAAAAGTCAAAATAAACCTTATCCTCCTGTATTTGTTATAGACAGTCTTTCTAGTATCGGAGAAGGTAGAGAAATCAATAATTCTGAAAAAATATCTCCATTATTATATGAGATTAATGGAATTGCTGAAAAACATAATATTTGCATTATTTTAATAGACCATGCTACAGAATTATGGCATAAAGGTGAATTAGTTGGGTTCAAATTAGAAGGTAATGCTTCTGCTAAAAGAAGAACTACAGTAACTGTAAATAGATATGAACCAATAGATGAAACACAACCTCATCTTGGAGGAACAATAATATGTGAAAGAGCCAGAGGTAATAACTGTGGATTATCTGTTGGTGATGTGCAAGAAGTATTAAATGAACAAAAAAACTCTTCTTTAGAATGGATAATTGAAAAAAGACCAGATTGGTTGATTAAAAAAGAAATAACTAAAACAGAGTTTTCGAGAGCAACCAAACATAAAAAAGATTTATGGGTTAGAAAATATGCTTCACAGATATTTGATGAGGTAAAAAAAGGTAAAACTACATATTTCATTTTAAAAGAAAATTATAAAAATCAACATTCTAATTTAACACTTTAAAACCAATTATAAAAAAGGAATAACAAAATGAAAAAAAAAAATACATAGTAAAAAATATGAAGATTTATATATAGAGTTAGATGCATGTGAGTTTGATGTAAATGGAGATAGACTCAAAAAAAATAAAAATCCATTCATTGATTTAAATGGACTTGAAAAAACAGTCAATTATTATGAAGAGATAATAAGTGATTTAGCTAAACAACTAATAAAATTACAAAAAAATTACAATATGACTCTCAATATATTAAAAGAAGAAATTAAACGACTTCAAAACCAACTACAAACAAAGGAATAACAATGAAAATAATAAAGAATTGGATAAAAGATGAAAAAGAGTTTTTCTTTCACTTAGGTTATCAAAATGATACACCAGAAGAGTTAGCTGGTGGTTCTAAATT